AATATTATCCATCAGAATATGATATTCGTGGTTTACCAATTGGTGATGAAATTACAATTAAAGTTATCGCGTTTAAAAAGACCTGTGACATAACTGTTGTAAAATGTACAGTTGTAATGCCATTTCTCCGTCAAGAATGTGATTTACATATCACGTTATCAACAAAATTGAACATCAATCCTAAAAAATCCAATGAAGTGGAATTTCTACCAGAAAATGACATTTTAGAGCCTTTTGTCTTGAAAGGTATTGTGGGAATTTATGTGAAAACAATGGAGAATTCTTTACTGATGTTAAATGAAAAAACAAGGGAAAAGATTCTTGATTTTGTGAAAAATGGTTCGAGTAATCAGTCTTTAAAATTTCGCCCAGGTGAATTGTCCAATTCAGAGCGATCAATTATTCATGATTTTTGTGACAAACATAAAATTATGAGTCAAAGCAGCGGACCAAAGGAAAAACGTAAATTGGTTTTGACACTAAAAACAAAATCAATTTCGGTTGATAATCTTATGGATGATGAGATGAACAATGAAACAAACAAAAATAAGGATACAATCATATCAGTTCCAGTGATTCGAAATTATCGAAGTAAGCCAAAAAAAGAATATAAGAAACCAGAAACAACTGTAAAATATAAACAAATCAAGACACCAATTGAATATTCCATGTTGACATTTTTAGATAAAAACGCAAATGTACCAACCATTGGAAAAATAGTGAAAAATGATGTGTTGTTTACTAACAATGAAATGGAAAACATGTTTACACATCATCAAAATGTATGTATTATCCTCCGTGGATTGCCTGGTTCAGGAAAGTCCTTTTTGGCAAACCAACTTCAAATGCGATTTTCTTCTTTCTCATCGTCTTCCAATAGTGATGCTATTATATGTAGTTCGGATGATATGTTTGTGACACAAGATGGACAATATATTTTTCAATTGGAAAAATTACAAGAAGCACATGATAATTGTTATACGAAAGTAAATCAGGCAATGTGTGAAGGAACAAAATGCGTAATTATTGATAATACCAATAGTTGTAAACGGGAATATACAAAATATCTCAATTTATCACGTCAACATGGTTACAAACCAGTTGTATTGGAAATTTACACACCATCAAAACAATTATGTCGATTATTTCATAAACGAAATTCCCATAAAATTCCCATTCAAATTATATTTAAAATGTTGATGCGATGGGAAACAGATGATAATGCCAAGTTACTAATACCATACCAAGGAGATACACAAGGAGATACACAAGGAGATACAAATAATATTTCATCGATGGCGAGAAAAACGGAGACGTTGGAAGCGTGGCTTGACACGATGAAATACCGACATAAATTGAAACGTCGAAACGCAACAAATGTTTGTTTTGGTGTTCATACAGTTGGTTTGTCATTCTTGGATATACCATTGAAGCAATATCCAGCATTTTTAAAAAAATACTACAACAGTGGTTTAGATGACACAGTGGCTTCTTATGAACCTAAATTTATGGGTGAATGTTTTTTGAAACAATTTAAAATGATTTTTGATTTGGATTATATCAGTGAAACTATGATGGACCCAGAAATGCTTCGAAATATTGTATCTTGTCTACATCAATTAATTCAAGGAAAATCTGAAATTTACGTTACAGAATCAATTACAAATCGACAATCGACATCAACAACGACATCGACATCGACATCGACTGAAAATCATCAAATTCAAGTAAAATCAGGATACCATTTCATTTTACCAGATTTGATTGTAAATTTAGATGTCATGTTACAGACGCGTTTAAAATTTATTGCAGAATTAGAAAAACTATATCCAACAATAAATTGGACGGAAATGGTTGATAAAAATATTTATTTCAATAATTTACGGATGATGGGAAGTAAAAAAACAAAACGACAAATCATATTAGAACCACTACACACACTTAAATTCAAAGTGGATAAACATGGCGAGTTTGACCATTCAATAAAAATGAATTTCGATGTGTTTAAGCGATTATCGATAATTATAGTTTAATAATCAAGTATATTTAGAATAGAAAATCAATTAATCAATTAATCAATTAATCAATTAATTAATTAATCAATTTGTGTAGAATTTATTTTTAGATGTATATTATATTATGGGAAATAACAAATCATCAAAAGAAGAAGAATGCAATTCAAAAAATAAAAAAGATTCTTATTATAAAATAATAGATGGCGTGAAATATGATCGAGAATTAATGGAATTTACGCAAAATTTAATTAAAGGTCAAGGAGATGGACGATTATCTTTAGATGATGTTAAAAAAATTTGGAATGATGCGTTGGATAAAAATAAAATTACTCCAATAGAACGACAAACCTTACAATACATTTATAAAACATTTGTGAAAACAGATATTGCGGATACATTATTTTTAAAATTATTAGCAGGTGTTGTTGCAGTGTAGTAATTAGTACCCAAAATTCTCAACAATTTTTTCTTGTGTTGTTATAAAAATTTATAAGAGTTTTTCTTTTATTTTTATGAATAAAAATATTTTTATATCCAACTGGTTTTTTTCTACATAATTTTATGATATGTTTTAACTGATTTTTTTGAAAAAAATTAGAAACCATATATCTTAAAAATTGAACTCTTCTATTTTCTTCCAAAATTGGTTTGTCAAAATAAATACATATTTCACTATCAATTGTTTTGTTATCCCTGTTTTCGACTTTGTTGTCATATGAATAACTTAACCAAAAATCAAAATTGCCTTTAATATATCCATTATTTGATGTATAAAATTTATTCGTTGTTTTATCCAATATTTTCGAATTAAAATATATATCGTAAAATTTACCATGACGAAATCGTTTGACCGTTTTTGTATCAATGTATACTACAAATTCATTAATCTCAAGTGGTTTTCTTAATATTTTTTTTAGTTTATTCATAATAATAGAATCAGAATCTTTTTTTAAATAAAAAATATAGATAAATAAAAGAAAATTAATTTTTGAATTAATTTTCTTTTTTAGTGTCACTCATTTTTTTTTATTGTTTTACTTGTGTTTGTAAATTAAAAACAAACAATCCCAAAACAATCAATCCTGTCCCATAAATTTTGTTTTTGTTGATATCTTCATTAAAAACGAAATATCCCAATAACATAGTTAATATAATGACAGCTGGTTGAATATTTGGAATTATGTGACTGGCTTGGTATTCTTTTAGCAAATTTATTAAAATAATGGAACTAAGAACAGTGGTTGTTGCTCCAAACAAACTGTATAATAAGTCTTTTTTATTTAGTGTTGAGAGGCATTTAAAGTCGCATTTATTATTCCATAATAGATACATGAAATAAGTAAAAATGAGTATAGTGACCATGGCATGATTATAAATTAGAAAATCACTGGATTTGAATTTAGGGGATAATTGTCGTTTGATAAATGGATTGAATGTCCAGCATAAAATAATTAGTAAGATTAAAATATATTTGTTCATATGTTGTTTATTTGTATGTTTGTTTGTTATATTAATAACAGAAAATTGTTTAAAGTGAAATAAAAAAGAATGAATCAGAATGGATTAGTTAAGGAAAATTAATTATTGAATAAGATTTTTTAATTTCCACAATATATATTATAATGACAATACAAAATTTAAGAAAAAATCTAAAAATCGTAATTAAAACAAAAGATCGTATTAAAAAATTAAGAAACAAAACATACAATAAAATCATTCTTAAATATGGATTAAACGAAAAAAATGTTCATTTATTTGTATCAGATGACAATGATTATGAAAAATATTCAGCAGCATATACAAAATGTAAAGTGATTAAAGGTCCTCCAGGAATTGCTGCAATTGATAATTTCATAGTGGAATATTTTAAACAAGGTGAAATTTATTTGTATATGAATGATGATATTAGTGGATTTAAAAAAGCAACAAATCCAAAAACAATTCGTGATGTGTCAAAACCAGAATTTTACAAAATTTTACAAAAAATGATCAATGAATGTATGAAATACGGTTTTACATATGGTGGATTTTACCCAGTACCCAATCCTTATTTTATGTATAATGGTACAAAAGGCAAAGAAATTCGATATGATTTATGTATGGTGATGGATCCCCTCAGTATTTGTATCAATAACAAAACTGTAAAATTAACAACCATTAAAGTAAAAAAACCAGATGGATCAATATTTTCAGGAGAATCCAGTGACGCAGAAAAATGCATTCTACATTATAAAGACCGTGGTGGTTTAGTACGATTTAATCAATATGCCGCAATTGTGGAATATTATGGAAAACAAGGAGGTTATCAAGGACGAAACAATTTTACAGAAGATTACACAGCAAAAGAAATGATGAAACTTTATCCTAATTATGTAAAGGGTATAAATTACAAGAAGAACGGAAATACAAGTTTAAAATTAAATCCCAATCCAAATGTCAAAATCACTAATCAAAAAATATCAAATTCCGATATGCTTCAATTAAAAAGCAAAACAATGAAAACTAAAAAACGGAAATCGCCTTTAAAAAAACGAAAATCGCCTTTAAAAAAACGAAAATCGCCGACTAAAAAACGAAAATCGCGAAAAGACTAAATTTATTTATAATAATATTTTATAGCAATGGTAAATTTAAAATTTATTGTATTTTTGTCTCGTCACCAAATTGAAAAAAAAAAAACTATTTGTAGCAAACGATATTCTACAAAATTGGAAAACAAAGGAATTGTGGCAATCGAATATTACAATTGGAAAGAATATTTTCAGGAAAATAAAATTTTATTACCAACTTTTGACATTAATGAATCGTCTCCAACAATGGGTATAATATATAAACGATTTACTGATAGTAAATATCTCAGTTTAAATAATTATGATTCATATTTATTCCAAGAACAATGTCGGTCTCTTTCAACATTGGTAAGTTATTTAGGTGCGTCTTTAGTAAATGTGACGCAAAAAATAGGGGATAAAGAACATATGGGTATAAAAACAGATGTCAAAATAATGGATGAAGCAAAAGTTGGTGTGAAGTATGAAAAAAATAAACAAGCAAATTATGAACGCGTTGGAACTAAGGAGTTTAGCGAAAATGTCGAATATTACATTAGTATGGGTGGAAAAAAATTTGACCAATGTGCGTCAGAAGGAGGATTATATGGTGTTGATAAAGATATTTATACGCGATTGTATTTTGTAAATATTGTTTCAGAGCGATTTAATGGGCAGAAAAAAAGTTATTTTAATATTCAAAAAACTATAAATTCTTCAGAGATTTTGGAGATAGGTGCTTATGTGAAAAAACTAAATATTGGAATTAATTTTAGTTATGACAAATCAAAACAAAAGGAAGAAACTTATACGTTTACGATTGAGTATTATGATTTGGATACAGTTATGGCAAATGCTCTTAAAAAAGTAGAACAAGAGAAAAAAAAAGAAGCGACGAAATTGGAAAAAATAAAAAAACACATTCACAAAAATAGATTGTTAAAATCAAGCATTGGTTCCACTTTTAACCCAAATCTTTTTTCGAGTGAAAACAATGAAACTGATAACAATGGAAATTCACATGAGGAAGACATATATGGTGACACAAATATATTTGATGACACAAATGTCTACAATTCCGCAATACAAACATCCTTATCATATGATGAAGATGATGCGGATGATTTGGATGACATTGATGTAAAATTAACGATAGCCAAACAAGAAAAACGAAAAGGTAAAAATCAATCAATATATATTCGTCAAATTCGAGATATAGTTGATGAATATGTGGATGGGTTAGGTATTAAAAATGAATTTGAAATGTGGAAATCAAATAAGGAAAATATGTCAAAATGCAATTCACGATGCAAATGGATTAAAAATACATGTGATATTGATTATTTTTTACGAGATATTGGAATTTTATAATAAGAATGAAAAATAAAATTGATATTTATATAAAACTATATTTAAAAGTATAAAATATGGATTATTCACATTTAATAACTTTTGATGAAAATAAAAAATTAAAATTTCACGTTGATAATTTCAAAAAAATCGTTCAAAAAAGTGGAATGCGTTCCAATACAAAACTATGTATTATATCGATTTTAGGTCCTTATAGAACTGGGAAATCATTTTTAATGAATTGTTTGCTCAACAAACTATTGAATGATCAAGACATTACTAATTTTGATGTCCCAAATATTTTTCCATCTGGATATGGTGATCAACCAGTTACAAATTCCATTATGATGTATAACAAACTCATTATGAGGAAAGGTGTTGGATATTTAATATTAGATACACCTGGATTATTTGACACTCAAACAGACCAACAATCCACCATGATTATATTTGGAATCACTGCTATTTTAAGTTCTTTCATTATATATAACGTGGATAAACGTATCCAGGAAAATCACTTGGAAAATATTGCGCTTTTTTCAGAATATGCCAACATGACCAATACAAATGATATATATGGAATATTAGGTGATATTAATATTTTGTTGCGTGATTATCAAGGATATGATACAGTAAAATTTAATCATAGTATGGAGCATTGTCAGTCATATTTAAATGAAATTTTAAAAAAAAAAAATCGAAAAAGTCTAGATATCACTCGTAATTCCATTCAAAAAAGTTATCAAAAAATATCTTGTTATGCGTTACCACATCCAGGATTAAAAATTGTTCATAAAAATTTTGATGGAAAAAAAGATGATTTGGAAAAAGAATTTAAGCAACACATGACAAAATATTTGAGTCATGTCATTGAACAAGCCACATGTAAAATGATTGATGGGCAGGAATTATTACTTGGAGAGATAGAAATGCTTGTTCAAAAATATCTTGAATTATTTAACAATGCGGATAATGGATTTCCACAAGCTTTGAATATTTTGGAAACTTCATGTGAATATCAATTATATAGGTTAAAAGAGCGTTTTATTGTGGATTATAAAAATACAATTCACAAATATGTTGGGAATTCGTATATATTTCCATTGAATTTAAAAAAACAACACCAATTGATTTTGAAAAAAATTTTAGATAAGTATAATAATTATAAATATATCATTGAAGTAAAAGATCGAAAAAAACAAGTTTGTGATGAAATGCTTTGTAAAATTGATGAAATTTTTATGGAAATAAAGGCAGTCAATAAAACGCGAAATCCATATTCACAAATTAAAAATGTGGATCCGGTATATTCTGGATTGGTGACTTTTATTGTGTATTCATTGTCCAGTACTTGCTCAGATTATTATTCAGTTTGTTCAGTTGGTCACAGTATATCGTTTTACATTATTTTGTTTACAGTGATATATGTAATATATAAATTGTTTCTGACATTTCAAAAAGTTGGAAACAGTCTTAATTTGGGAACTATTTTGAAAACTTCAAAAGCTATGGCAACAACATTACCATCACATAACAAAAACTTTAAAATATCATAAAAATATTCAGCAAAACATATTTGTAAATTAAGTTTTAAAACATGATAAAATGTATCTAAATTAGTAAAAATTTAAACATATTTTTTTAATTTTTATTAATTGTTTTCATGATTTATCTTTTTGAGAATGGATTGACGCCTTTGACTGTGTTTAAATGTTTAGCCAAATTATTTGTCTTTTTAGCAGCTTCTGATACTTTTTTGTAAACAATTTTACCAAATTTATTACGTTTTAAATCAGCTCTTTTTATTCCATGTCTGGTTTGTAATGCAGTGCGGTTCCAAACTTGAATTTTGGCACCATATTTTACGGGATTTTTTTTTGTTCCTGTTTTTACCATTTTATACTTTATTCAAAGAAAAACTTTCATGTGAAAAAATTAAAAACAGATGTCTATAAAATGTAAAATATCATAAAAATGTTAATTTTAACATAAATGGTATAGTCCAATTGAATTAAGTGGTCTAAACGCACCTGTAAAAAAATAAAATTTGATTTTTTCTCGAGTTTTATAAAAATAATACAACTATTTTCCCTTCTTCTTTTCCTTGTTGTTTGGAAAAACATGAATTCACCTGACCCAAACGTAGAACAAGCAGACGTTCAACTTCTAAATGGTAAACATATCCCGCTTAAAAAATATCAGCAAGCATTCTCCATTTTTATTGAGCAAGTTAAATCCACTGATTGGGTGGTAACTTATGGTGTTTTATCTCACCTAACGTCTTATCCAACTTATTTGTATACCGACTTTGACCTAAAAAAGAGTAATGATCATTTTGTCCAGTTTCTTCAACTTTGTGTCGACTCAAGGGACGAGCCAAAACGAAAAATATTTTCGTTTCAGGACAATCTGGATGTTTGTAAGCTGTATATTACTTCACTAACTGACCCATTATGTTTACCCCAACGTTTGGAATGGGCTCTGTCCGCAGCAGCCGCTATGGTTCAACAAAGCTTACATGCAACATCTTCGCCATTACCAACGTTTATTCTACCAATACAGGGTGCAAAACCACCTGTATTTAAATCATCATCAAAACCACCTTTTATATTTACAGCTGAAAATGCTCTTAAATTCATTTCAAAACTCAAGAGTCGTCTTGACCAAAAAACCTTTGCTGTCTCTTGTCATCACTGGATAGCTTTAATTTCAGAGCATAAAAAATCTGTTAAACCTACTAAGTCCTTGTCATCCTAAAACTAACACACCCTAATTTTATAATCCACAATGAATGGATGTATCCACAACGGATGGATGGTATCCACAATGGATAGATGGTATCCACAATGGATAGATGGTATCCACAATGGATAGATGGTATCCACAATGGATGGATGGATGTATGTATCCATCATGTATGGATGTATCCACCACGAATGGGTGGTCCAAATGTAATTGTAAAAAAAAAAATTTGATTTTTTTTCTCGAGTTTTATAAATTAGTACAACTGTTTTTTCCTTCTTCTTTTCCTTTTTTCTCTTCCTTCTTCTTCTTTCTCTTTTCTCCTCCTTTTTTCTCTAAATATGAGTTCGCAAAATTCCAATTTCATCGACAAATCTAATAGGAACGGCACATTGGAAGCAACCACATCAGAAGCAACCAGCGTTTCTCAACCACATATTGTTGACAAGTCAAACAGAAACAGTACATCTACAAGCATGATTACAGATGCTCAATCATTGTCAACAATCACACATGACGACAATACTGCTGCTGCCGCTGACAACATCACAAGAAACGTCATACAAAGCGACAAGAACGACAAGAACGACAAGAACGACAAGAACGACAAGAACGACAAGAACGACAAGAATGGCATTGTGACGACGGCAGCGACTATTGTTGAGGCCAAAACCACAGTTACACCAAAATTTACACCTGCTTGTCGGTCGTGGATGGATGATTATGTTGGAGATGATATGTATGGTAGTTCGTATGGTAGTTCAAGTTCAAACATGTGTCAATACTGTCACACAGAGCCAATTCCCCGTGGAAGCACCGGAAATTTATGTCGTGATTGTGGGGAAGCAATGTTTTGGGATTAAGTAAAATTCAAATTCAATTAGATTCAATGGTATAAATAAAAAAAATTTTCTTTTTTATTAATTTCATTATTTATTTATTTATTTATTTATTTATTTTTATTTATAATATTTATTTATTTTCATTTATAATTTCAGTGTTCAATAACTACGGCCAAATAAACACCATCGTTTCGCTTTTTCTCCATTTTCTGTCACGCATTTTTGATTTTCAGACATAATTTTTTGGTCAAATGGTATACATAATGATTTAACAGCTCCCTTCAATCCACCAACAGATTCAATATTCTTTGTTTGTTCTTTAATCCATTCTTCACTTTCAGTTGATTCGCACCAAGGTGCCAATACTGTAAATCCTAACTGAATGGCTTCGGTAAATTCTGACCATGTCGTCACTGTTTTTATGTTAGATTGTTGTTTTTGTAGTGCGCTTTCAAACATTTCCAATTGAATATCATTCAATGTCTGTTTTACAGTTTGCTCAATTTGCGTTAAACTGGCTGATATACGTGCTCCTCCAGTTTCTCGATCAATTCGTCGTACCATGGTAATTTCATTTTTCTCTAAATCATTTAAACCTAGTTCTA